GGCTCATCACGATGTATATGTCTACAACCGCCGTGAGTCTGTTGAAGTTGACGAAGCATATGTTCATACTGATTTTACTGATAAAACAACCCCAATGGGGAATAGAAAGGCATATGCAGCTGCAAAAGCAAATGATGAAAAGAAACCAGTTTCTTTAAAAAAGGCTCCTTGGGATAAGAAGAATGAAGAAGTTGAAGAGCTTGATGAGCTTTCACCGAACACGCTTTCTTCTTATGCAAGTAAAGCTAACATAGACGCGTCAAAAGCTAGAAGTCATATGAGAGTTTCCGCTGGTGGAAAAGATTTTGCTACTCATAAGAAAAGATACGATAAGAGAACCGCCGGTGCTGTGAGGGCAGGAGAAAAGTATCGCAAGTTAGTAGCCAGAGAAGAAATCGAACTCGATGAAGCTTCAGATCTTCGCATCACCAAGGTCTACAATAAGTTTCCTAAGAAAGCAACCTACGCAGTACATTCGTCAGACCGTAAGTATTATAAAGAGTTTGACTCGATGGAAAAAGCAAAAGCTCATCACGCAGAAAAGACAGGTAAGTAAAATGAAATCTTTTAAGGAATTCGTAGAACATCCAAACTGCGGAACACCAGACTGCTGCGGACAATGCAGCACCGTCTCGGAAGCCGAGTCTTGGGAAGCAGGATACAAGCGTCGTGTCGTAAAGACTACGAGTGCTGAGCATAAAGAAAAGGGAATGAACTGGCGCATCAAAGGTAAGGATCGTCCAGAGATTTCAATCAAGCTTTATAAAGAAAAACCATCTCAACAAGAGTTCAACAAGCAGATGCGCAGAGTCGCCGGACACGAGTTTGGTGGATAAAATGAAAACTTTAGCGGAACATACACTCAATAAAGCGATATCATATCACGTCGAGAATGAAGTACCTTTCTATGAAAATGTATTTCGTCCTCATTCTGAGATGAGTAACAAGCTTTTTATTGAAGCAAAGAGATTATATAATGAAGGTACATACGAACCAAAAGATTGGTTTGAAGAAGAACTGCTTCAGACTGATATTGGAGACTTTGATATTTATGAGGGTGAAACCGTTCCGCTAGACTTCCCATTACAAGAAGCAGAGTATAAGGGTACTGATGTAGAATTAGGAAAACCAAAGCGTGGCGGGTCAAAGAAGTTCTATGTCTACGTAAAGGATCCATCTTCAGGTAACATCAAAAAAGTTTCCTTTGGTGATACATCAGGTTTAACGGCTAAAATCAATAATCCTGAAGCACGCAAGTCATTTGCCGCAAGACACAACTGCGCAGATAAAACAGATAAAACTTCTCCTGGATACTGGGCGTGTCGTTTACCAAGATTTGCAGCAAGCGTTGGACTATCTGGAGGGGGTTCATTTTTTTGGTGACGTGTTATGTAGATGAAAAGCTAAGTGATACATCGTGGATAAGAGAGTTTGATCCTCATACGCCAGATGAAGATTTTGTTTGGCACAGAGACCTAAAAGATAGACTAGTAGAACTATTAGAAGGTGATGATTGGCAATTCCAATTTGATAATGAACTACCATTCTTTATAAATAGAAATAATATTAAAATACCAAAGATGGTCTATCACAGAATTATACCTGGAAAAACTAAATTAAGGATCAAGATAAATGAAGAGTTTTAAGCAATTTTATTCAGAAATGGATGAAGCTAAAAAACCAAAACCTGGGCATAATGCGGCAGTCTTAGCAAAGAATATTTCTAAAGTCATGTCTGCTGTCAAAAAGGAAGAAGTTGAACAGTTTTACGAGAGTGATCTCAGCAGCGAAGATTTAAACAGAATTGCTAAAGATCATGATATAGCAGCAAAAAAACATAGTACTGCTTATAAAGAAACAAAGAGTATTACTGCAGGTAGAAATCATGAAGTTGCTTATAATAGACATGTTGATGCTGCCAAAGCACATAGAGAGGCTGCTAAAGATAAAAATAAACACTCAAGTGAAAAACTTGAAAAAATAAGTAATCATGCTTGGGACGCAACCGATCATGTCAGAAAGCATTTTGATGAAGAAGTTGAACTTGATGAACTTTTTAAAGAAATTATTTAATGGTACTTTATTACAAGATATAATTAATAATTTCGATCCATACCAGATTAATGAAATGACTAGACTTGAATTAACCAAAGAAAAAATAAAAAAGGAGACTAAATAATTGGATATTAGGATACCTTACACATACCTTATCGGTTGGTCAAACCATAATAAATATTATTATGGTTTAAGATATGGTATGAAATGTAATCCTAGTGAATTGTGGAACACATATTTTACATCTTCTAAATACGTAAAAGATTTTAAAGAAAAATATGGTAATCCGGATATTATCCAAATTAGAAAAACTTTTGATTCTAAAGATAAGGCGTGCGAATGGGAACATAAAGTATTAAGAAGAATTAATGCTAAAGATAGAATTGATTTTTTAAATCAAACTGATAATATTGCTATAAGCTCAGAAGCATCTAGAAGAGGTGTTGAAACTCAAAGAAAAATGGATATTCACCCTAATAAAGGAAAGAAAAGACCACATTTATCAAAATTAAATAAATTAAAAGTTGGTGTTTTAAATCATATGTGTAATATCGGAGAAAAACATCCACACTATGGCAAAAGAGGTGAATTTGCGCCATTTTTCGGAAAATCTCAAAGTGATTATCAAAAGAAAAGATCGTCTGAAAAGATTATGTGTATACACTGCGAGAAAATGGCCAATATTGGTAATATACGAAGATGGCACAATAATAACTGTAAATTAAAAAAAGGAGAAAAATTATGAGTTTATGGGGAAAGACTGACGCTCTCGCATCTGCTCCAAAATTCTTGTCAAGTGCAGCTGATGCTAACAGAAATATAGATGTTGACAATGCATTCTTTGTCGATACTACTGAAGCAGCAGTTACATCGAACAGAGAAAAAGGTTTAAAGACACCAGGTTGGAACCTTTATAAAGAATATGGAACAGGCCGCAAGTATGTAGAAACTCTTGTACCAATGAAGGTAACTGCTGCAAGCGCAGGTGATCTTGGCATAGCAGGTAATACAGAAATTGAAGATACTACTGTACCTGACACTATCATTGCGATTACAGTACAACCAGCTAGCGTTTCACGAGTTGCACCTAACACTGCAACATTTACTGTTACCGCAACAGCGACACCTACCGCAACACTTACTTACCAGTGGCAGATTCAGCAATCTAACGAATCTGGAACTACATGGGCTAACGTAGGTACGAACGCCGCTAGCTATACCACAGGTGTAACTGCAGTGGCACCAGGATCTGGCGCAACTAACGGTGATAAGTATCGTGTACTTGTTTCAGCACCAAATAATACACCTACTGTTGTGACATCTTCTATCGCAGTACTAACGGTAACCGCATCCTAATTTGAAATGAAGCTTTTTGAATCAAACTTTCTACTTTATGCAGCTAAATATTATGATAACCCGCACTGTCATGATGTCTCCGAGTTTGAAGAAGATCTGAAAAGATTTCAGCACCTTCGAAAATTATTCGGTAGATATCGACAGTGCGGGGATTTAAAAGAAAGATTGATTCTTAATCATCTTATTATCATTTATAACTGTTTCGGTATAAATGCAACAAATATGTTGTTTATGAAATTAAGTGAATACCAAGAATTTTTAAAACCGTTTGTTGACTATTTAAATTTTATGACTGATACTATAGAATATGACGGAAAAATTATATATGCTAATAAGATTATCTCGGATCCTATAATAAAAGAAATACTAGGAGAAATTTAAATGTCTATGAAAGATCTAATACTATCCATGATGTTAGAACATCTTGAAGAGAAAGCGGCAAATCCATATGCAATAGGTATGGCTGCTGCTATGAAGGCTACTGGTGATGAACCACCACTTAAGAAAAGCACAATTACAAAAGCTCATAAGATTGCTAAGTCAATCGAGAAGAATGAAGAAGTAGAACAGTTTGATGAGCAAGTTGCATGGTCTCATAAGACATATGATGACTATGTAGCACACAACAAAGCTAAAGGCCTTCAAGTTATTCCAAAAGATCTATGGACTAGGCTAAAGAAAAATCCTGACGTACCTTCAAAATAAGGAATTTTGATTTGTTTACAGATCTATATCTTGTATATCAATTCTTAAGAAGACTAACTACACCTTTTGTAGAGTGGGATGCCTATAAATTAGGTATCATCGATGATCAAGGTAATATTCTTAAGAAAAAAGATCAACGAAAAACACAGGAAGAAAAAGACTCCCTGCGCACATTTGATCTTATGATTTTAAAATTGAAAAAGCTACTTGCAAAAGTACCAGGTGGAGAATCAAAACTTGCATCATATGCAGCTGCACTCTGGTTAATTCGTGAATGGAACGAATTTTCTGATTCCTCTACATTGACAGAGGATATATCGGAAGAAGTATTGGATGAATCAATAGAATTATTTTATGATATGTATATCAATTATACCATACTATCAGAAGATGTCAACAAAAAAATGAAGGAAGATGGCTCAATTGGCATGACTGCTGGTTCAGGTGCAGTGGCTGGAATAGGTATAGGTCCACAAGGAGAACCTGGTTTAACTCGTTCTCAGCAGAAAAAGCATAGAACAAGAGCAGCTGCAACTTTCAATTCAGACCCTTTAAAGCGCAGAAAAACATTTTCAGATTTTCTAAAAGATGATTTAACGGTACCTGATATATCAGTTTCAGATACCGTTGTTGGAGAACCAGGAACCGGCGATACTGCAGTAAGCGGTTATCGACCAAAGAAAAAATATAAGAAACATACAAGGGCGGTGCAACCATGATTACACTTTCACAATTCCAACAGATGATACCAACTAACAAAGAAGCAGCTGAGTGGTACGATATTACAGTTGACTTTTTTGAAAAGTATAATATAACTACACCATTGCGCATAGCTGGTTTTATGGCGCAATGTGCTCACGAGTCACAAGATTTTCGTGCACTCGAAGAAAACCTTAATTATAGTGCTGAGACTCTTTTAAAAGTGTTTCCAAGATATTTTGGTGCTGGTAAAGAAGATGCAGCAGCATATGCAAGAAACCCAGAAAAAATTGCTAACTATGTTTATATGGATGCAAATAGATCAAAACAGGGTGCACTCGGTAATACACAACCGGGCGATGGTTGGAAGTTCCGTGGTGGCGGTATTAAACAACTTACCGGCAGAAATAACTACGCAGTTTTCGGTAAAGATCTTGGCATGACTGCTGATGAAGTAGCTGCATATGTTCGTACCAAGAAAGGTGCTCTCGAATCTGCATGCTGGTTCTGGAAAAAGAATAGCCTTGAAAAATTTGCTGATGCCGATGATATTGTCGGTATGACAAAGAAAATTAACGGTGGTACTATCGGTCTTGAAGATAGACAAAAACGATATGTCAATGCAAAGAAGGTAGTTGGAAATTCAGTAAGTTCAACACCAACAAAAACACAAATAACGGACTCTGTTACTGTTACACAAAAAGCTCCTGCTCCTGCAGCACCGGCTTCTGGAAAATACCCAACAATCCAGAAAAAATCAACAGGTGATGTAGTCAAAAAGGTTCAAGCTAAATTAGGACTTTCTGCTGATGGTATCTATGGACTTCAAACAGAAATTGCTGTTAGATCCTGGCAAAGAACTAATAAATATACAGCAGATGGTATTATGAACGACGAACAAATCAGAAAATTATTAGGAGCTTAAAATGTCAATTCAAAAAATAATCCAAGAATCAATTAATGGTAATCCATTAGAAATGAAAGAGATCTTAGAATCCGAACTTCGTGATCGTATTCGTCTTGCTCTTGAAGCAAAGATGTCTGACGAAGATGAAGAAGACGATGAAGACGAAGATGAAGATGATGATTCTGAAGAAGATAAAAAATAAGGAATTATAAAATGTCAATCCAAAAAATTATCCAAGAATCAATCAACGGTAATCCTTTAGAAATGAAGGAATCGCTTGCTGAAGAACTTCGTGATCGTATTCGTCTTGCACTCGAATCAAAGATGGATGAAGATATGAGTGAAGAAGTCGAAGAACTCGACGAACTCAAAAAATCAACACTTGCCTCATATGTACGTAAAGCTTCTGACTCAATGGGTAATGCTGCTCATAGTCTCGGTAAAAAGTCAGAGCGCTCAGACGAAGTGGATCGCATGACAAATCGTCATATGCCAGATAAATACAACGTGCGTGATAATATGAAAAAAGCTCTTGACGCTGACGAGAAATCGCAAAGAAAAGATCGTGAAATAATAGGTAAGCGCATCACTGGTATTTCACAAGCTACAAAAAGACTTTCAAAGGACTAAATAATGCAATCGTGGATCATCATAGGTGTTTTAATTACTGTAATGAGTACCGCAGCTGGTGCTTACTATTATAGTAGTCAAAAGAAAATTGCTCAACTAATAGAAAATAATGCTACGCTTGAAGCAAATAATCTTACTATTACTAATGCAAATAATCAAAATGTTCAAACCATTAATGATCTACAGGCATCTTATCAACAAGTCCAAGAAGATTTTTCACGAGTACAGTCCGAGTTTCAAGTAATACGAATGCAGAATAACGAGTTACGAGAGCGTCTAGGTCGTCATGAAATAGGCGCTCTCGCTGTAGCCAAACCTGGTCTGGTAGAGCGAACTGTAAATAATGCATCGGCAAATGCGATAAGATGTTTTGAATTGATGTCTGGTGCACCTCTCAATGAAAAAGAGCAAGCTGCAACAACTGAACGACAGTTCAATTCTGAATGTCCGTGGTTATTCTTGGAGCTGAAACAATGATTAAATATGTATTGTTATCATCGGTTATTTTTCTTGCTGCTTGTGGTTCATCTGCTGAAATAGAGCCAGTAAAACCGGTTGAAGTTAGAACATTAGAAGTAGAAAAACCTGCGCCTGTTGTTCCTACTGTAGATCAACTAAGATTGCGGGAAGTTAAATGGGTTATTATAACACCTGAAAACGCAGAAGAAAAATTTGCAGAGATTAAAAGAGGTGAAGTAGTTTTATTTGCTTTGACTCCAGAAGGATATGAAAACATTGCACTAAACCTTTCCGATATACGTGCATTGATTGAACAACAAAAGAAAATTATAGTTATATACAAATCACAGTATGAATAAACCATGAAATCAGATACCTGGCTAAATAAATATTGGCGTCCAATGATGGCTGTAGTTTATATGGTCATTATTTTATTTGATTTTATAATATTTCCTATATTTTGGAGTATTGTGCAAATATATGGTTCTACAGGCGTTGTCTCATTGCAATGGAGTCCTTTGACTTTATTATCTGGTGGTATATTTCACGCAGCAATGGGGGCTGTTCTTGGAGTAGCTGCTTGGACTCGAGGTAAAGAAAAAATAGAACGGTTGCGTACCAATTACGAGGGAAGTGCAAATGACGGACAATGAGATTAGCAGTCTGAAAACTGACATTGCATTGATACAAAAAGATGTCAAGCAAATTGAGCGTGTTTTCATGAAGGTAGATAATGCTGTCGAACAAATGTCCGAGATACTAAAAACCATAGCCGTTCAGGAAAATATCTTGGAAAATAATGAAAAAAGAGTTACTTCATTAGAAGAAACAATTAAAAAACATAATGATGAAGAAGAACAATTCAGAAAAGAGTTCGCAAGAAAGTTAGATGATATGAAAGAAACCTCTCAAAAAGAAAGAGAGCGGCACCATCGCGAATTATTAGACTCTATTGAAAATCTAAATAAAAGTGTAAATGATAAGCTAGATCATCAAGATAAACGTATACAGGCTCTAGAAAACTGGCGCTGGTATATTCTCGGTATTGGTGCCGTTCTACTTTTTATAGTCAATAAGTTACCTTGGGAATCATTTTTTGGTTGACAAAATCTAAACCAAATATATAATGGTTCAATAATATACACATCAATAGGTGATTTACATGGTCGATTATGTTGATCTACAATATACTATGCTTTTATCTTCTAGACTTGAAAAGTTTAAAGTTAAATCTACAAATCCATACAAGATCAATTTCCGCTGCCCAGTGTGCGGAGATTCACAAAAAAGTAGAGTAAAGGCTAGAGGCTGGTTGCTCGAAAAGAATAATTCATTTCATTTCTATTGTCATAACTGTTATGCAAGCAAGACTTTCAAGACATTTCTGAAAGATGTCGACAATCTTGTTTATAATGATTATGTCACAGAAAAGTATATGAAAAATGCTAAGGATGAAAAACTTCAACCTCTGGATCAGATGAAATCATCTAAACCAGAATTTAGTAAATACGTCAATCCATTAAAGTCTATTAAAAAGATCAGTCAACTTGCATTTGACCATCCAGTAAAACAATATATTGAAAAGCGGCAAATACCAACATCTCAGCATTATAGACTGTATTACGCGCCAAAATTTATGACGTGGATTAATTCCATAATCCCAAATAAATTTCCAAATGTTGAAAAGGACGAACCTCGTCTAATTATTCCATTCATTGACGGCGAAGGTAAAGTGTTCGGATTATCTGCTCGAGGTTTTAAACCAAACGGTCTTCGCTATATTACAATTATGTTTGAAGAAAGACCAAAGGTTTTTGGCCTAGACAAAGTCGATTTTAACAAACGTTATTTTGTAGTTGAAGGCGCAATTGACAGTATGTTTTTATCTAATGCTGTTGCTATGGCTGGTGCTGATGGAAATGTTTCTGGTTTAAAGAATCCTGAAAACGCAACCTTTGTATTTGATTCTGAACCAAGAAATAAAGAAATTCATAAGCGCATGGAGAAAATTATTCGCGACGGACATTCAATTTGTATTTGGCCATCTAATTTGCCAGGCAAAGATATTAATGAAATGGTGCTCAGCGGCATTACTGATGTTGAAAAAATACTAATAAATAATACTTATAAAGGTCTTGAAGCTAATCTTAAACTTATGTCATGGAAAAAGGTTGGCGTTTAACACACCAACCTTCCATAGGTATTTTTATTCTTTTGTTTCTTCGGTTTCGTCATCTTCTTTTTTTCTGCCAACTGATACTGAACCACTTAACATAATACCAGAGAGAGTACCAGTCAAAAATGTTGCAATTGGTTGTATCAATTCAAAGAATTTTTCGTCATTTGGAGAAATGTACATTGGTTGTGTAACGTGTATTAGCGAATATAAAACAGCAAAAATTGTTCCTGTAAGAGTAAAAGCTAGACAAATTCCAACAATAAACCTAAGTTTAGCATTTAATAGTTCTATACTCATATCAAGTTTTTTTCTAGTGGTCATTTTATTTCTTCCTCGGTATGGTTGCAGTTTGGTTCACATGAATAATCTTCTAATGCTTCGCTTACGGCAGTGTCGATTACATCACCTTGATCTATAACTTTTTCAGTTATAATTTCTTCAATAGTAGAACTTTCAAGATTGAAGAGATCTTCGGTACATGTACCGCTAGCTTTACATAATGGTGGGCTACATTTAGTTGTGCCCCAGTTATTTGGATCCTGGCATTCGTATCTGTATTTATCTTCTGAAAAGAATACAAATCCTATTCCAATTATTAATGCTAATATAGGTAAATACATATACATATCTAAATTTCCTATTTTCATCGACCCATTCCTTTCTATATGATGAAATCCATAGTATAGGTCACTTGTTGCAAATTGAATTTCACACACTATTTATAAATTATTAATATTGGAGAAATAATATAAAATGACAGTAAACGCTATTTTAGCTCACGATGCTTTTTGGGGAATTGGAAAAAACGGCGATCTTCCTTGGCCAAAGAATAGTGATGATCTCAAATGGTTTAAAGAAAAGACGATGGGTGGTGTTGTTGTGATGGGTAGAAAGACTTGGGAGAGTCTACACGTCAAGCCATTACCTAATAGACTCAACTACGTTATCTCGTCTTCGAATAATATTTCGCGTGGCTATCATGGTACGTATGGTGGCAATGATATTGTAGAAGTAATTAAAGATAAGATTGTGAAACGATACTCAGATCATTCTAAAATCTGGATCATCGGTGGTGCGCAGCTCGTCGAGAGTTGTCTTGAGATCATTGATGAAATTTGGCTAAACGATGTCGGTGGTGTTTATGATTGTGATACATTCCTTCCTAAACAAAAGATCACAGAACAGTTTCATATGGGTAGCGTAGAAGTTTTAAGTTTTGGAATTATTACAAAGTGGGTTAAAAGATGAAACAGTATCATAAATTACTCAAAGATATCCTAGAGCACGGAGAAGATGTAAATGATAGAACAGGGACAGGAACACGTTCAATTTTCGGATACCAAATGCGTTTCAACCTCGCGTCAGGTTTCCCGGCGGTTACAACGAAAAAACTTGCATGGGAAGCAGTCGTTGGGGAACTCCTCTGGTTCCTCGAAGGAAGCACAGATGAAAGAAGACTTGCTGAAATCACTTTCGGAAAGCATAGAACAGACTTGGTTGGCCGATCTACAATTTGGACTGCAAATGCAGACAAACAGGGTCGAGAGCTCGGTTATGTCAACAACGAGTTTACAAAAGAGTTGGGACCGGTTTACGGCTACCAGTGGCGTAACTTCGGCGGCAGCTCATGGACAAGAGACGCACCAGGTGGATTCGATCAAATCGTCTGGCTTATCAATGAAATTAGAACAAATCCAGATTCAAGACGACTTATCTTATCTGCATGGTCGGCAGACCAAATATCTCTCATGGCACTACCTCCCTGTCATGCATCCGCGCAGTTTCGTGTATATAACGGACGCTTGAACTGTCAGATGTATCAGCGCTCTGCTGACGTGTTTTTGGGTGTTCCATTTAACATTGCATCATACGCGCTTCTTACACACATCCTTGCAAGAGAGGTTGGTCTTGAAGTTGGTGACTACGTTCATACCATAGGCGATGCTCACATTTATTCAAATCACTTTGAACAAGTAAGAGAACAGCTTTCAAGAGAAGAATATCAATTGCCCAGTTTAGAAATAAGCGATGAATTTAATTTATCAGATAGATTAAAAAATGGTTTTAATTTAAACGATGTAGACTGTTTTAAGTTGACAAACTATCAAAGTCATGATACTATAAAAGCAATTATGGCTGTGTAACTTTTTAGAATTATTTGTAACAAGTCAATATGTTGGGGCTTTTGGATAATAAATATCATATGTTGACTAAAACAGACTAAAAATCCGCCAATGACGTTTCTTATATCCCTAATTCTAGGGCTACGAACTATTTTTATATTAACAAATTAAACGAAAGGGTACTTACATATGTTAGATAGTTCAATCATAGAACATTCTAAGACAGTAAATTACGTTACTAAACGAAACGGCTCTACCGAACAATATGACAAAAATAAGATCAGCACCGCTGTATCCAAAGCAATGAAGTCTATCGGTATCAGAAGTAAAACAATGCCAGAAGAAGTGGCAGCAGAAGTTACAGATATTTTAAATAAAAATGCAACAAACGATGTTATTGTAAGTGTTGATACCGTCCATCGAACAGTTGAAAACGTAATAATGGATATGGGACTGTACGATCTAGCAAGAGAATATATCCTTTATCGCTTTAATAACATGCCGAATATTTTTCGCAAACGAACAAATCTAAAACCCTACGAGTACCCACAATTAATCGAATATCTAGAAGCAATCCGTCATTCTTATTGGGTTCATACAGAATTTAATTACTCTTCAGATATTCAAGACATGAAAGTAAGAATGACACCAGAAGAAGTAGAGATTGTAAAGAAAGCAATGCTTGCTATTTCTCAAATCGAAGTTCAAGTTAAAACATTCTGGGGTAAAGTCGGCGACAAGATGAAGAAGCCTGAAGTGCAGGCTGTAGGTGCCACATTCGCAGAGTCTGAAGTTCGTCACGCTGATGCGTATTCAAATCTTCTTGAAATCATGGGTCTCAATGATGAGTTTGAAAAACTAGTAGATGTTCCAGCAATTAAGAAGCGCATTTCGTATTTGGAACAGTCATTACAAAATTCAATTGATGACAAAGATTATTTCCACAAAATTATTCTATTTTCTATGTTTGTTGAAAATGTTTCGCTCTTTTCACAATTCCTTATCATGATGGCATTTAACAAGCATAGAAATGTTCTCAAGGGTATCTCTAACGCGGTTGAAGCAACTTCAAAAGAAGAAGACATTCATGCTCGCTTTGGTTTTGAACTGGTAAATATTATCAAATCAGAAAATCCAGAATGGTGGGATAAAGATAGTATTGCAGAAATAAATCGTCTCTGTAAAGAAGCATATAAGGCAGAAGCTATGATCGTTGATTGGATTTATGGTGATTCAGATTTAGATTTTCTGCCTAAAGAAACAGTTAAGGAATTTCTCAAGCACCGCTTCAACCAATCACTACAGGCAATTGATATTAAACCTATTTACGAAGTAGATCAAAAAGCTATTGCTAGCACAGATTGGTTTGTCGAGGAAATCCTAAGTACTAAAAATGTTGACTTTTTTGTGAAGAGAAGTACTGCATATTCAAAGAAAACAAAAGCATTTACAGAAGACGATCTTTTTTGATTAAGGGGAAACAATGACATACGAAAAATTCTATTGGTTAAATGATGACTCACGAAAGTTTCTTTCAAGAGGATACATCAATGAAGCTGCAGGTGAAACTGCAGAAGGACGAATTAGAGAAATTGCCGAAACTGCAGAAAAGTATCTAGGCATACCTGGATATGCAGATAAATTTTATGATTATATGTCACGTGGTTTCTATTCACTTTCATCTCCTGTTTGGGCTAATTATGGCAAGAAGCGTGGATTACCAGTTTCTTGCTTTGGCTCATACATAGATGATAATATGGAATCAATTCTTTTTGGCGTTTCTGAGAACGGAATGCTAATGAAAAATGGCGGTGGCACATCTGGTTACTTCGGTGCGGTTCGTCACCGTGGCGCACCAATTAAAGATTCTGGTGAATCATCTGGCTCTGTTCACTTCATGCAGCTTTATGATACACTTGCTTCAGTTGTATCACAGGGATCTGTTCGTCGTGGATTCTTTGCAGCCTATCAGGATATTGATCATCCAGATGCTGATGAGTTTCTCGATATTGGAACGGAAGGAAATCCAATTCAAGGCTTGACTACTGGTATTGTTGTTTCAAATAAATTTATAGATGAAATGAAAAAAGGCGACTCTGAAAAGAGAGCTCTATGGGCAAAGGTTCTTCAACGTCGTTCAGAGATTGGTTATCCTTACATTTTATTTGGTGATAATGTAAACGACAACAAGCCTCAAGTCTATAAAGACAAGAATATGAAGATACACGCGTCAAATATGTGTATTGAAATTGCACTTCCATCTTCTGTAACTGAAACTTTTACTTGCGTTCTTTCTTCTATTAACGTTCTTCATTGGGAAGATATTGCGCAGACTGACGCAATTGAAGTTATGACAATGTTTCTTGATACCGTATGCGAAGAATTTATTCGTAAAACAGAAGGACAAGATTATCTTAAGCGAGCAAGAGAATTCGCCATTAATCATCGGGCGCTAGGCGTCGGAATTCTTGGTTGGCATTCATATCTACAGTCTAATATGATTGCGTTTGAATCAAAGGAAGCCGCGAAGAAGAACATGGAAATTGCCAAAACTCTTCAAGAAAGATCTCATGCAGCTTCTCGTTATCTTGCTGAAAAACTAGGTGAACCACCACTACTCAAAGGTTACGGTATGCGTAATACTACAACCATGGCAATTGCACCTACAAAGTCAAGCAGTTTTATTCTTGGCCAAGTTAGTCAATCAATTGAGCCTGAGTTTTCAAACTGTTACGTGAAGGACCTTGCTAAGATGAAAGTCACTATCAAGAACCCTTACCTACAAAAGTTGCTTGAAGAAAAGGGTAAGAATACTTCAGACGTTTGGGATACAATTAAAGTCGCCGACGGTTCTGTGCAACATCTTGAATTTTTGACTCAAGATGAAAAGGAAGTATTTAAGACATTTGCTGAGCTCAATCCTTACACTATCGTTGATCACGCAGCTGTTCGTCAACAATACATTGATCAAGGCCAAAGCTTAAATCTAATGCTTGATCCAGATATGACCGTTAAGGAAATCAACGCGCTATATCTATATGCATGGGAAATGGGTGTTAAGAGCTTGTATTACAGCTATTCAATGTCTGCAGCTCAAGCACTTACGCGCAAGAGAGTAATGGCAGCAGGTTGCGCAGCGTGTGAAGCATAAAAGAGGCCTTCGGGCCTTTTTTCCTATTTACAAATGTTAAGAATCGGTATATACTGATATTATGGTTTAAACTGAAAGGACCTGCAAATGGACGCTTGGAAAGAAGTTGACGCATCGTTGGATCGGATCAACCATAAACTTGATCTGATTTTGGAACTTGTAAACGCCAAAAAGAATGAAGACTGGAAACGCGTTGATGAAGTATGCAAAAAATTGGACGCAATGAAAAAAATTCCGGTTATGGGTTGACATTTGGTTTCAGATAGTATATACTGATTCTATAAGGTGAAAGGAACCTGAAATGATCACTATCTACCAAATCCGTCTGAGTAATTCCGATATTATTGCAGTCAATGCTAGAGGTTGGGGTGCAGTTCCAAAAGCAGGTGCTCGTGCAGATATGACGCTAGGTGCTCGTAAATGGAATGAAGATTTTGCAAAGTATTATGAACCTATATATGAGGTTGATACTGATGATCTAGATCAAGCATTTGAGTCAACAAACCTCTGGGAAGATGGATTGGTTCGGCGCATTACTCGTGGATCAAGTTCCTCGGTTGGTGACATTTTCATCAAAGACGGAGATTGTTACATTGTAGACAACTTCGGTTTTGTCAATGTCGGTAAATACGAGCTGGGAGCTTAATCAAGACGCTATTTCGCTTCAAAGGTAATGGATTGCTTTATACGATTACCGTAAATGCGTATGGTGGTCATAAAGCGCACCCTTACAAGCATAAAGAAGAAATTGGCGTACAATTTACAAGTCATGGGGGGTTCCGTGACTTTAAAGCAAAATGACTTTGAGCGACTTTGAAGTCGTAGCGGAGTGTTAATACAAATACAATTATAGGAGAATACATTGAAAAAACTTACAATTATTGCTGCTATGCTCATAGGCACGGCAGCATTTGCACAAACTACACCACCAGATGATATTAAAACTTACATTAATGATCAAATTACTGATGCTGTAACACAACTAAGTAATTCTATTACAGGTCACAAGTCTGAAGTTCAAACTCAGATTGAAATTCTAGAAAAACAAATGGCTGAACTAGAAAAAGTCATTGACGAATTTACGCGCAGAGATTTTCTAAATAATTCATCTGCTCATTTTAAGTTCGATGAACATGTTGCTGTTGCCGACAGTAATTCCGTCATTGACGAAATAGTAAAATTTATGAAAGATTACCCTGCATATGGTGTAACCATTGAAGGTTATGCAGACGAACGTGGAACAAGAGAGTATAACTTGTCGCTGGGCGAAAAGCGGGCATCTGCTCTCAAAGACACCCTTGTCGCAAAAGGCATTGACGCCAACAGAATTCGTACAGTCAGTTACGGAAAAGAGCGTCCATTTGCTTTAGGTTCAAACGAAGCAGCATGGGCGCAAAATCGCCGCGCTGTATTCGTTCTATACAAGTAATACATGCGAACATGAAAGATAATCAATGTAGAGGTGAGTGACCATGAATTTCGCATATTTGTATATTAATGAATACGAAAATGAACAAGATAAAATTGACTTTTTTGAGCAATTAAAAAAGTCAATTGAACTCTTAAAAAGACACACATTAAATCCCATCATATACATATATCATTCATCTAACGACGATGAAATCAAAGAATACTGTATATCAAATGAATGTATTTCAAAACCTATTTCATATCATCGGCCATTTACTGGTCTGATTAAGATTCTTGTAGAAAAGATCTTTATTCTTAAGGATTTTTCAGAAGATGAAGACGTGGTTTTGCTAGATGTTGATACGGCATTTAAAACTTACGTCGACGATAGTGTATGGGGAAGTGTACCAATTCTATGGTCCGCTGAATATTATATTACGCAATTTCGTAATCTTAATGAAATCCTTCCATTTCTTCCCTGGTATGAAGTAGATATTAATTTTTCAGATTCTTATATCATGTATAATACAGGAGTCGTATACATACCCAAATCTGAACGAAAGGAAATATGTAAAAAGGCACTGTGGATAACTGATCGCTTAAATGATTGGGATGAAGATCTTAGATATGGAAACAAGCTAGATGAGCAAATCGGTCTAAGTGTAGCAATTTGTGACAGGTATCTTTTCAAAGAAAGTATCTTTATTTCCAATCAGATCATAGATCATTTTTGGGAATCTAAAGCCAATGGTGAAAAATGGTGGAAACAAATCAGTTGACATTTGGTTTCAGATAGTATATACTGATTCTATAAGGTGAAAGGAACCTGAAATGAACAACTACGCACTTGAAGTTCTTCGTATCGGTGGAGAAAAATTGATGAACGTTGTTCGTAAAGAGTTTGAAAAAGATTTTTTCATTGTTGCTCGAACTCCTGAATATATCGTTCTTAGCAATAGTGTAAAAAGTGTTTCATTTTGTAGATTAAAAAACCGTGTTATAGAACGTCATACGTTTCAAAATTCTCGTGGTATTACTAGGAAATAAATAAACATTCAAGGGGGTCGACGTGACCCCTTTGATTTAACTATAACAAACAAAAAGGGACTACAAATGAGATTATTCAAATTTGTGGCGACTGTATGTATTGCTTTATCTTTAAGTACTGCTGCCGTCGCCGAAGACTGCGACGCTGGCGATGAATTACAAGCACTCGCATTAAATATCTATCATGAGGCTCGAGGAGAATCAGAAAAGGGGATGCGGATGGTTGGAGAAGTCACTATCAATCGCGTTTCTTCTTCTAAGTATCCTGACACTATTTGTGATGTTGTATACCAAGGATGCCAATTTTCCTGGACTTGTTCTAAAAAGAATAAAAAGCCTAGAGAAAAAGAAGCTTGGGAAAAATCTCTTGAAATAGCAAAAGAATTATTAAATGAAAATGTTGCCTCATATCCTCACCTAGCAACGCACTTTGTAAATTTACGTGTTGCTAAACCCAGTTGGACCAGAAAATTTGACAAGGTGAAAAAAATAGGCGATCACACTTTTTATAGGATGTAAATGAAATGAGATGGTATGATTACATTGTATGTGTCTTAATTGCAGATTTTTTTACTGCTATGCTTTTTGCAGGAAGCATACTTGTTTTCATACCATATCTCATATTCGAATTGTATAGTGAATTTAGAAAAGAACAGGAGACTAGACGATGAATGCTTGGGGTATTCTTGGAAAACCAACTCCCGAAAAGATTGAACAATGGAATCTT